TGAAGGAAATGATGGTGAGTACATTACTACAGGAGCTATAGATTACTGGGAGAATGAAGTTGATTCTTTAAAAAACGATGCCGATGCATTAAATGAGTTTTATAGACAGTTTCCAAGAACAGAGTCTCACGCATTTAGGGATGAGAGTAAACAGTCTTTGTTTAACTTAACTAAAATATACCAACAGATAGATTACAATGACGGGTTAATGAAGGCTAAGTATTTAACTAGAGGTAGTTTTCATTGGGAGAACGGTATTAAAGATTCTAGAGTAATATGGAGCCCAAACAAATCAGGCAGGTTTTTAGTTAGCTGGATACCTAAATACGAACTTCAAAATAGAAAAGAACTAAGAAACGGAAAGTATTATCCTAGTAATGAACACATTGGTTCATTTGGTTGTGATAGTTATGACATTTCTGGAACAGTTGGAGGAAAAGGTTCTAATGGTGCTTTACACGGAATGACTAAGTTTAATATGGATGATGCCCCAAGTAATGAGTTTTTCTTAGAGTATGTAGCCAGACCACAAACAGCTGAAATATTTTTTGAAGAAGTTTTGATGGCTTGTGAAAATAATAAACCAAGATTATTGTATCATTTTAAAAACAGGGGTTATAGAGGGTTTTGTATGAATAGACCAGATAAACAATTTAATAAGCTATCTAAAACAGAAAGAGAATTAGGTGGCATACCTAACACATCTGAAGATGTTAAGCAATCTCACGCATCTGCTATTGAGTCTTATATAGAAAAATATGTGGGACTAGATATGGTTAGCGAGTTTAGAGCAATGGATGAAATGGGTTCAATGTATTTTACTAGAACTTTAGAGGACTGGGCTCGTTTTGATATTAATAAAAGAACTAAATTTGATGCTTCAATTAGTTCAGGACTAGCTATAATGGCCAATCAAAAACATTTGTACACTCCTGTCAAAAAAGAGTCAAAAATAAGCATTAACTTTGCAAGATATGCTAACAAGGGGAATATAAGCGAATTACTGAAATAAATGAAAGACGTTGAATTATTAATAAACCCCGCAGGTTTTCCAGATCAATTTGCCACTGATGCTGATAAAGCAACAATGGAGTATGGATTACAGGTAGGTCAGGCCATTCAATATGAGTGGTTTAGAAAAGGTGGAGGTAGCTGTAGATATTATAGCCAGCTTCAATCTTTTAATCAATTAAGGAGATATGCAAGAGGTGAACAATCTGTTGCTAAATACAAAAACGAATTAGCTGTTGATGGTGACTTATCGTACCTCAACCTAGATTGGACTCCAGTTCCAATACTACCTAAGTTTGTGGACATTGTAGTTAATGGAATGTCAAACAGGTTATTTCACGTTAAAGCATATGCTCAAGATGCTTTATCTAGTGAGCACAGAAACAAATACCAGAAGTTAGTAGAAAGAGATATGTTGAACAAAGATATCTTTGCTGACTTTCAAGAGTCCTTTGGTATTAATCCGTTTATGACAGATGTAGAAGAGCTTCCAGAAAATGATGAAGAACTTCAATTACATATGCAGTTAAAATACAAGCCATCTATTGAGATTGCTGAAGAAGAAGCTATTAATACAGTTTTAGAAGAAAATCATTATCAAGATATCAAAAAGAGAATTGATTATGATATGACTGTTCTTGGTGTTGGTATGGCTAAGCACCAGTTTTTACCAGGGAGTGGTGTTCAAGTAGATTATGTAGACCCTGCTAATGTGGTTTATAGTTACACGGAAGACCCACATTTTAAAGATTGTTTTTATTGGGGTGAAGTTAAAACACTTCCAATAGCTGAGTTAATTAAGATTGACCCTAGCTTGACTAGAGAGGATATGAAAAAGATATCTCAATATAGTCAGACTTGGTATGATTATTACAATGTAAATAGATTTTACGAGAATAGTTTGTTTTTTAAAGACACAGCTACACTTATATATTTCAATTACAAGACTACTAAAAAGTTTGTATATAAGAAAAAAATATTAGAAGGTGGTGGAGAGAGAATGATTGAGAAAGACGACACTTTCAATCCGCCTGAAGATATGATGAAGGAGGGTAAATTTGAGAGAGTTGAAAAAACTATCGAAGTTTGGTATGAGGGAATAATGGTTGCTGGTTCTAATATTATGTTAAAGTGGGAGCTGGCCGAGAATATGGTCAGACCAAAGTCAGCTTCTCAACACGCAATGCCTAACTATGTGGCTTGTGCTCCAAGAATGTATAAAGGAAATATTGAATCTTTAGTTAGAAGAATGATTCCTTTTGCTGATCAAATTCAAATAAGCCACTTAAAACTACAGCAGGTAGTTGCTAAGATGGTTCCAGACGGTGTGTTTATAGATGCAGATGGATTGAGCGAAGTAGATTTAGGTACAGGGCAAGCATATAATCCAGAAGATGCATTAAGACTATATTTCCAAACGGGTAGTGTAGTTGGAAGAAGTTATACTCAAGATGGAGAGTTTAATAATGCTAGAGTTCCAATCCAACAATTAAACACTAGCAGTGGTCAATCTAAGATGGCTGCACTTATAGGAAATTACAATCATTATTTAGGAATGATTAGAGCGGTAACTGGGTTGAATGAGGCCAGAGATGGTTCAACGCCTGATCCAAATGCGTTAGTTGGTGTTCAAAAACTAGCAGCTCTTAATTCCAACACAGCTACTAGACATATACTAGAAGGTAGTTTATATATTAGCAGAACAATTGCAGAGGGATTGTCTTTAAGAATAGCTGATTTATTAGAGTATGCTGATTTCAAAGAAGAGTTTGCTAATCAAATAGGTAAATACAATGTAAAAAGAATAGAAGATATTAAAGACTTATATCTATATGACTTCGGTATATTTATTGAAGTTGCTCCTGATGAGGAAGAAAAAGCAATGCTAGAACAAAATATTCAGATGGCCCTATCTAAAAATGACATTAGTCTAGAGGATGCTATTGATATTAGAGAGGTTAGAAACTTAAAGATGGCTAATCAATTGTTGAAGCTTAAGAGAAAAAGAAAGCAAGATGCTGATAGAGAAGCAGCTGCAATGAAACAACAGATGACTGCACAAACTCAGTTCCAATCTCAGAAGATGGCTTCTGATGCGGCAATGCAAAAGATACAGTTAGAGGGTGAAATGAAGATGAGAGAGAAACAAGCAGAAGTAGCTTTTGAAATAGAGAAGTTGAAAAACGAAGCTTCGTTAAAACAAGAATTAATGACGTATGAGTTTCAACTTAATATGCAACTAAAAGGAATTCAAGAAGAAGCTATCAATAAAAGAGAAACAAAAAGAGAAGAGGCTAAGTCTGAAAGGATAAGCCAACAAAATACTGAGCAATCAAAGTTGATTCAACAGAGGCAAGAAAAGTTACCTCCAGTTAACTTTGAATCAAAAGAAGATAGCTTAGATGGGTTCGATTTAGCAGAGTTTGAACCTCGATAAAATAAAAAAAATAATTAGTAACTTTGCATAATAAAATCAAATTAAATGGAAATTAAAGTAAAAGAATACGATTCTGGACCTCAGAAGTCAAAAGCACAAGTAGAGGAAGAATTGTTACAAAAGCACGAAGCCGAAGTAAATGGTGAGAGTGTAGAAGAGAATAAGGTAGAAGCAGTTAGCATAGGTGAAACTAAAACAGAAGAACCTATTAAAACTGAAGAACCAATTAAAGAAGAGCCTGTAGTGGAAGAAAAGCCACAAATGGGTGAACAAGAAGTTCTTTCATTTATTAGAGAGAAATACAGTAAGGAAGTTAATTCTATTGATGACCTACTTGCTAAAAGAGAGCAAGAAGAGTTGCCATCAGATGTAGCGACTTACTTACAGTATAAAAAAGAGACTGGTCGTGGATTTGAAGACTTTGCTAAAATCAATAAAGATTATAGTAAAGAAAGTCCTGATCAAGTATTATCTATGTATTATTCAGAAGTTGAAGAAGGCTTAGACAAGGAAGAAATAGATTATTTACTTAATTCTAGATTCGGAACTGACCCTGAAGTTGATTCAGAAGATGAAATAAAAAAGAAAAGCATAGATAAGAAAAAAGAGCTTGCGAAGGCTTTAAAACACTTTGAAGGTCAAAAAGAAAAATATAAAATTCCTGTTGAGTCAATGGGCACTACGTTTTCTGATGAAGACCAACAAAGGTTTAAAGCTTATCAAGAACAAATGGAGAAATCCAAGGAGGCTCAAAGTTTGGCACAAAAACGAGCAGAGAGCTTTCAGGAAAACACCAATAAATTGTTTACTGAAGAATTTAAAGGTTTTAAGTTTAACATCAGTGATAAAGAATATGTTTATTCTCCTGGCGATTTCAACGAACTGAAGAAGTCTCAATCTGACATTATGAACTTTATATCAAAGTTTACTAATGATCAAGGAGAGATATCGGATGTAGTTGGATATCACAAGTCGTTGTCAATGGCAATGAATCCTGAAAAGTTCGCAAAGTATTTTTACGAACAAGGGGTGGCATCAGCTGTTAATGAGTCTGCTAAAAAATCTAAAAACATAAACTTAGATATGAGGCAAACTCCGCAGGTGACATCTAAACAAGGATTTAGTGTTAAGGCTACGACACCCTCGTCTAGGCGAGGATTGACAATTAGGTCACCAAAAAATAAATAAGTTAAACATTAAAAACAAAAAACAATGAGTTTAAATATACCGGGGTTTGCTCTACAGCCAAGTGCTACTAGAGTACCAACCACAACAAACTATATGACAAGTTTTGATTTTTTAAATCAATATTTGCCAGACACATACGAAAAGGAATTTGAGAGATATGGAAACAGAACTCTTTCTTCTTTCTTAAGAATGGTAGGTGCTGAGATGCCTTCTAATTCTGACCTTATTAAATGGGCAGAACAAGGTAGATTACACATTAAATATACAGACGTAAGTACCGCAGTTGCAGCTGGAGTTGGAACTGCTCAATTTACAGTTGCTGACACTTTAATTCCTGCAAACCAAGTGATGGGCGAACAGCCTAATGTTCCTGGAACTAACCAGGCATCAGAAATAGCTATTAGAGTAGGTCAAACCGTTATGATATCTGGAAACGCTGGTTACGCTGGTATTTCTAATAAAGGTGTTGTTACTGCTGTTGGTGCAGATACATTTACTTGTTCTTTCTACGAAACAGGAGGATATAGTGGTGTTGGAACAGCTGTCGATGCTAATGAAAAAGTAAGTGTTTTCATTTACGGTTCTGAATTTAAAAAAGGACAAGGTGGAATGACAGGTTCATTAGAGCCATTTGACACTATTCTTGAAAACAATCCTATTATTATCAAAGACAACTATGCTGTTAGTGGTTCTGATATGGCTCAAATCGGATGGGTAGAAGTATCTACTGAAGATGGAGCTAATGGATACCTATGGTATTTAAAAGCAGAGCACGAAACAAGAATGAGGTTTGAAGATTATTTAGAGACTGCAATGGTAGAAGCTGTTAAAGCAGTTGCTCCTGGCACTCCTGTAGCAAATCAAAAGAATGCTCAACAAGACGGATATGTAGGTTCTGAAGGATTATTTGCCGCTATTGAATCTAGAGGTAATATCTTTACAGGTGCTATTACTAATTTAGCAGATTTCGATTCTATTATTGAAAGACTAGATAAGCAAGGTGCTATTGAAGAAAATGTTCTTTTCTTAAACAGACAAACATCTTTCGAGATTGATGATATGTTAGCTGCTCAGAATTCTTATGGTAATGGTGGTTCATCTTACGGATTGTTTGACAATGACGAAGAGATGGCATTAAACCTAGGATTTTCTGGATTTAGAAGAGCATATGATTTTTACAAGACAGATTGGAAATACCTTAACGATCCTACAATGCGAGGTGGTTTAGTTGGTGGAGCTATTGATGGTGTATTAATACCAGCTGGTTCAACTAATGTTTATGACCAAGTATTGGGAAGAAACGCTAAGAGACCATTCTTACACGTAAGATACAGAGCTTCTGAAACTGAAGACAGACGTTATAAGTCTTGGATTACTGGTTCTGCCGGTGGTGCAGCTACTAGCGATGTTGACGAGATGAGAGTTAATTTCTTATCAGAAAGAGCACTATGTACTATGGGTGCAAACAATTTCGTATTGTTCAAGTAATAGTATAATTTATGGAGGGGAGCAATCCCCTCCTATTTTTTAAAATTTAAATTAAATCAAATGAAAAAAAAGAAAGAGATAAAAGACCGTATCTACAAGTTAAGAAACGGTCACCAACCATTAAGTCACACAATTAATTCTAGAAATACTAGAAGAAAGCCATTGTTATATTTTGATGGTGAACACAATAGACCTTTGCGTTATGCATCCAATCAAAAGAGTCCTTTTGAAGATGAGCAAGACAAAAACGTAATATTAGACCCAGTTATTTTTGAAGATGGAATGTTGTATGTTCCTAAAAACAATCCTGTATTACAGGAATTTTTACATTATCATCCAGACAATGGTTCTGTTTTTGAGGAAGTAGACAAAGAAGCAGATGCTCAAAAAGAAGTAGATTATTTAGAGATTGAGGCAAAAGCATTTAAACAAGCTTCTGAATTAACTTTAGACCAAATGGAAACTTTAGGTAGAGTATTCTTAGAACTTAGAGTGGGTAATTTGACTACTGCAGAATTAAAAAGAGACATTATACTATTTGCTAAAAATCATCCGGAAGACTTCTTAGATGCTCTTAATGACCCAATGTTGGAACTACAAGATACCGTAGTGAAAGTATTTGATAAAGGATTATTAAGCTTAAGAAACAATAGTAAGGATGTTTATTATAATCTTAAAACTAAGAAGACTAAACTGTTAACTATTCCTTTTGGTGAAGACCACATACAAACAGTGGCATCATTCTTCCAGAAAGACGAAGGTATTGACATATACAAAGCCTTCCAGGATATGTTAGAAAAATAGGCTATCTTTGTAAGATTATTAACCACTTAATTTTTTAAACGATGCAAAAGTTTTTAAGTATACCAGTTACTAACGAGCAAAATCAATTAGTCTCGTGTAACGACATTAAATTAATAGAACAAGCTTCTACAACTACAGTAACTATAGCTTATGGAGGAGGAAAAGTAGTAACTCTAACTCACGCTGCAGTAGCTTCTGGAAGTGAAGATATGAGAGATGCTATTCAGAATGGTGTTGTTCAAGTATTAAAACAACAATGGACTGAAGTTATTTTACAAATGGACTCTTTACCAAAAGCGGTAAGCGGAATCGCAATAGCTTAAGATATGGAAAAGTTTTTAAACATACCCGTATTTAATTTGATTATGAATGGAACATCAGTTAATCCTGTTGGGTCAGCTGACTTAACAGATACTGGTGATGTTTTTGCTAATGTTTCTGTTGGAGATATTGTTCATCAATCTACAGATAATGAGTATTTTTTAGTTGCTAGTAAAATAGACAACAACAATCTTACTTTAACAGCTTTAGATGGCGGAACAGCTCCTATAGTTTCAGGAAAAGCATTTTTCATTCATTCAGGGACCGTTAGTAATAGCCAATTGGTTTCTGGATCAGGAGTTTTATTAGTAGAGCAAGCTAGCACTAGTACTGTTACCATTACTTATGAAGGAGCGGCAGCAGCTGATGTTGTTACCTTAACACACACTCCAGTTGCTTCAGGAAGTGAAGCAGTTAGAGACTTGATTGAAGAATCAATAGTTAAAGGCTACTCTTCTAGTTGGACAGATGTTTCTCACGATGTATCTACTTTACCTAATAAAGTAATAGGAATATCTATAGGATAACATTTTACCTAATATACTATACAAGAGCTTCTATTACTAGAGGCTCTTTTTTTTTGCTTATCTTTGTATAAAAGATTTTAGATGATAAATTCTGTTAGAAATACTGTTCTTTCTATACTGAATAAAAATAATTACGGATATATATCTCCAGCTGACTTTAACCTTTTTGCAAAACAAGCGCAGCTAGATATATTTGAAGATTACTTTTACCAGTATAATACTCAAATAAACAAGGAGAACAATCGACTAGGTAGACTATCTGGTACAGGGTATGCAGACATTAAAAAGGGATTGGAAGAAGTTTTAGATAGTTTTTCTGTAACTGCATTTTTAACTAGGGTAAACGCCAATAATTATTCTTTACCTTCGGATTATTATTTAATTGATAAAGTATTTTATTATTCTACACAATTAGCTACAGGGTTAACTACCAGCACAACAGCAGGTAAGCTAGAGGATTCTACCGCTACTTTTACAGGTGTAGTAAATATAGGTGACATAGTGGTTAACACCACTGATTCTACTTCTGCTTTTGTCACTGCGGTTGCTAATACATCATTAACCCTAAGTGCTGACATAATGGTGGTAGATGAAAATTATGCTATTTATAGTAATACTAATATTACGGAAGTGGAAAGAGTAAGTCAAAGTAAAATATTTTATTTAACTAATTCTAACTTAACAGCACCAACCAAACAATATCCTGCTTATGTGTTAGGAGGAGCTACAAGTACTACTTTAGGAAATAATATCACAGTTTATCCATCTACAATTAGTGGAGTGGCTGACGTTCAAACACAATACGTGAGATACCCTCAAGACCCTAAGTGGACTTTCCAAACTTTAACAGGAGGACAACCACTATTTGACCAATCTCAAGCAGATTTCCAAGACTTTGAATTACCTTTATCTGATGAAACAGATTTAGTTATTAATATCTTAAAGTATGCTGGATTGTCAATTAGAGAAGCTGAAGTTGTTCAAGCAGCAACCACACAAGAGAATCTAGAAACAATACAAGAAAATAGCTAATGGCATATATATCACAGTATCAATATTATGAAAACGGGGGGAACACTCCATCAAATGCTAACTGGGGTTCTTATCAGTATGTTTCTTTACAAGACATTGTAAACAACTATATGTTAATGTATGTTGGTAATAACCAGCTTATTAATAATGTAGACAGGTATCAAGTTTTGTTTCACGCTAAAAGAGCAATACAAGAACTTAATTATGATGCTTTTAAAGAAATTAAAATACTTCAACTAAATGTTGGTGATAACTTAAGATATATATTACCTTCTGATTTTGTTAACTGGGTTAGAATATCTATATATCACAACGGAACTTTGTTTCCTTTAAGTGAAAATATACAAACTAATTATGCTTCTGCTTACTTGCAAGACAACAATAGTAACTTATTGTTTGATTCAAATGGGAATATATTAAGCCCTGAGAACTCTAAGATTACACAAGACAGAATAGCCGGCCTTACTAGAAGTCAATACTTAAATGAGACTAGCCCTTATTACGGATACTATGGTTTTTGTTTAGAAGGGTGTTGGTATTTTGACTTCTCTATTGGTGGTGCTTACGGATTAAATACAGAAACAGCAAATGCATTACCTACTTTCAAAATAGATAAAAAAAGTGGCGTAATTAATTTTAGTTCTGGAGCTGGTAATAAATCAGTTGTATTAGAATATGTTTCTGACGGTATGGAAAATGGAGATGATTCATTAGTTACTGTCAATAAAATGTTTGAAGAGTTTTTGTATTCTTATATAACCTACTCTATATTAAACACAAAACTAAACGAGCCAGAGTATATTGTTAATAGATACAGAAAAAGCAAATCAGCATTACTTAGAAATGCCAAGATAAGAATGAGTAACATTCACCCAGGAAGACTACTTATGAATTTAAGAGGTCAGGATAAGATTATAAAGTAATATGCAATTAAATAGTTTTTTCTTCAAAGGCATAATGAATAAGTCTAGTGACGAAAGGATACTACCTCCTGGAGAATATGTAGACGCACTAAACGCTAGACTAGGCTCAACAGAAGATTCTGAAATAGGAAGTGTAGAAAACACTAAAGGTAACACAAAAATAACCAACATCACTAATCAAGGAGTGGCGTTAAGTGCTAATGCTGTTTGTATTGGTTCATATGCAGACGAAAGTGATGAAACTATTTATTGGTTTGTAACTGATCCTTCAGTAGTTGACTTAATTATCTCTTTTAATGTAAAAACATCTGTCACTATATACCACATTATATCTACTAGTGTATTAAACTTTAATCCAAGCAATTTAATAACAGGGGTTGAGTTAATAGATAGGTTTTTAATATTTACAGATAATTTAAATCCACCTAGAAAAATAAATGTAGATAGGTCTTATGATTTTCCTGTTGGTGGAGTAGACCAAATAACAGAAGAAGAAATTAATCTTATAGTTAAGCCACCTATTAGCCCACCTACTTTTACTTTGTCTAGTGCTGATAATGACGACCAAAGTTTTTTTACAGACAAGTTTATTTCTTTTGCTTATAGGTTTAAGTATGAAGATGGAGAGTACTCTGCGTTATCCCCATTTAGCCTTCCTGCTTTTGAGCCTGAAAACCCTGATTTAGTTGAGGTCGATTTTAACACTATTAAGAATGAGTCAATGGTTAACGCATACAATGCAGCAACTGTGTTTTTTAATACGGGTTCTAATTTAGTCAAAGAAATAGAAGTTTGTTATAAAGAAAGTTCAAGCACTGTTATTAAAGTAATTGACAAGTATAATAAATCTGACTTAGGATGGGCTGACAATTCAACACAATCTATATTTTTTAGAAACAAAGAAGTATTTAGAGTATTATCTGCTAATGAAAGTTTAAGACTGTATGATAATGTTCCTTTAAAAGCGAAAGCTTTAACTAGTTCTGGAAACAGATTAATGTTTGGTAATTATGTAGACGGATACGATATGAAGTCTTCTGACGAAAATGACGTTAAACTAGATTATGTTACAAGTTTAGTTGCTAATCCTGCAGTAAGATTAGACGACAATGAAAATGAAATTATTTTAAGTGTAGATGGTGAGTTTGTTTCTTCAGATTATCAAGTTTTAAATGGTAGTGCTACGCCAAGCACAGTAAGTGTAGATAATTCAAAAGGTGTTTTTACTTTTGAAGATACGTTGGGTAATCCTGTTAATTTTTTACAGGGAGATTTTATAACTTTCAATTGTGAACTTAAGAGTTACGCAACTGGCGGTAATATATATAACCAAAATGCTTCTGTTTTAAATTTAACCAGACCAACAGGTGGTTTCACATTAAGCATAACCTCTACTGTTCAACTTACCAATACTTATGGAGATTTAGCTTCTTTTGTAGGTAGTGTAGATTTTCAAAACTTAATTGGAACGGGGTTAGCTACAGCAACACCCGTTTACAAACCGTTTAGTGACGCATCAACAGGAACTACAGCAACAGACTTTATTAATAATAGTGTAATAAGTAGCCCCGCTACCAATAGCGTAACTAGTAGCGCAGCAACTCCTGTAAATTCAGCTGTTCCAAACGCAGCTGCTGCAGGTTCAACGCCAGTGTCTCCAGCTTATCCAACTGGTCAAACAGGTTTGTTAGAAGCTTTTGATATTGCTACACCAACTCAAGTTACTCTACAATCTTTAATGATGGTTTATGAAACAGGGTCTACAAAATCATTTGAAGGGTTTGAGTTTTTAAGTGCAAATTTTGCGTTTGACACAAAAAGAAACAAAGAGAGTTTACATAGTAACAGAGACTATGACTTAGCTATGGTTTATATGGATGACTATGCAAGGTCAAGTACTGCTTTGGTAAGTTTAGATAGTAGTATTAATGTGCCTGCTTCTAATTCTATATTAATAAACAAAGCACAAGTAAATATACCAGTTAGTCAAAAAGCTCCTTCTTGGGCTAAGTATTATAAATTTGCAATCAAACCATCTAAATTAAATTACGATACTATATTTATTATTAGAGCCGAACCAGACTTGGATGATAGTACTCAATTTTGGTGTCAACTAGAAGGGGAAACCGCACAAAAAATTGTTGAAGGAGAAACATACACTGTGAAAAGAGATATTGATGGCGCTAAAGGCTCTTATGTAGAGGCTACTTGTTTAGCTAAAAGCACATCTCCAAATATAGACACCTCCACAACACCTCCTTCTACTTATCCAGGGCCTGGGGTGTATGCTAAGTTTTCTCCTGGAAACGAATACAGAATAGATGAACCTGGTAAAATAAATGAAAAAGGAATTAACAAAGAAAAAAACTCAATAGTTGCTAGCAGAGGTATTGACGCTACAGTTTCATTAATTGATAGTTTTACAGAAACCACAATTGAAGAAGGTACTAATGTAACAATTAAAATAACTTGTGAAAGACCAGAGGCTCAAATAACATATACTACGAATCCAGAGAATAAAAATAAATTTAGTGAGTTAAATATAACCAGAACAGCTAATAAATCTTATAGCACTGGAGCTAACCTTCAAGCAAATTTGCAATTGATGGTTAATGATCAATTTGTAAATAGTCAAAACTTCTTTCCTTCTAATAGTATTAATTACGCTGGTAATCAAGGAGAAAAATTTAGATTTAGATTAACAAATGACCTTATTAAAAATGACGATACACCGCAGGTACCTGATGTAGATTCTCAAGATTACGGAATTCACCAAGTGAGTTTTAATACTCAAGACGAAAACGGAAATACTCAACCAGCTCTCGGAATTAAGTCTAATTTTAGGATGAGAATTGGAACTACTACTCAAGGGAAGTCTAAAGTTTCTATAAAGGTTAAATTAAGCAATATTCCAGACGGTTTGTTTGTTTTAGAGACAGATGGCGAAGATGCTCCAGATGATTTTTATTATGAAGGAAATGAAGTGTTTGACATAAGCGGTGACTTACACGATGGTAACCTACAAAACCAAAACAATTGGGCTTTTTATGACAATGCCCAAAATAATACTTACAGGTCTTCACAAGGGTT